AGCATATCTAGATTTAACCGCTACTTTAGGAGCCATAGTTCCTTCAGCGATCATTTGAACTGATTCAGCCATTAAGTAAGGCATGAATACTAATCCAGCACCGTTACCGTCACCTTTTCTACCAATTAAGATATTGTGAGAGTTTGGTATATCATTTACAGTAACACCGTCAAATGCTTGATTTGGATCAGTGTAAACATTAATACCTGCAACTGAACCTACTGGGTAGATTGCACCTGCAACTTGATTGAATGTATTAGCCATTGGGTTTGGTACGAAACCAGCAACACCTTGTAAAGCTGAAGCAACTTTTGCATCAACTACAGCGAAGTTACCAGCACCTCTTCTACCTCTGTTAGCGATTAAGTTAGCAGCAGCCAATACGTGAGTAAGGATTCTTCTGTTAACATCACCATAAGTGTTACCACCTACACCGTATGTTAAAGCGAAATCAGAAATTCCACTTTCAGCAATAGATCTCATCTTAGTTAAGATGTGATTGTTGATAGACTGAGTTAATTCGTTAGTTAATACTGACTCAACTTGAGCAACAGCATCTACACCGAATTGTTTTAAATCTTGTACTTGTTCTCTTGTAACTGCAGCAGCAACTTGGAAAGTTTCAGCAGCAACACTTTTAGAGAATAAAGAAAGACCCATTACTTTATCAGCAGTTCTTTCACCAGCTTCTCTTGACATTGGCTTACCAGTAACATCAGCAGCACCAGAGAATCCAGCAATGTGGTCTTCTAATGCAGCAACTAAAGAAACTTCAGTATAACCTGCAGCTTCTAAATCTAACTTTACGTTAGCAGCTACTAAAGTACCTACTTTAAAGATTGGGTATCCATCGATTCTAGAATCGTTAACATACTCATAATCACCGTGTCCGGCAGCAGCTGCGATATCTGCAGATGCACCTTTTGCTTTAATGTAAGTTGGAGCAGTTGCACCTAATGCAACAGTACCACCTTCATAAGTAAAGTCTAAGTAAGACAATAATCCCATTGGTCCAGCCATTGGTACTACTGGTACTAAGTCTAAACCGATAGTTTGAGCAGCAACTTGCATTGCCAAAGGCAATAATGTTGGAGCTTTGTCACCAGAACCTTTAGCTGCATCAGCTGCACCGTTTGCAGGAGCGCCAGCAGGAAAAGATACTGCACCCATACCTGTTAAGTTCATTGGGCCAGGGTTGTTAGATAAAGACATGATGTTCGCGTCTTCATAAAGTTTGTGGTTGTGACAGTAAGTCGACATCCACGCTAATTTGCTAGATTCGTTGATACCTGTAGCTTCCGAGATAATCGGTGCCCATGTATTCTTGATCTCAGCTTCGTTTAATAAATTTGCCATTTTTAATGATCGTTTTTTTTGTTTATTGTTGTTTAGTTAAAAACTCGACATTCAATGGGTTTTCTGCTTCTGTCACCCTTATCGTCGATTAATTTATATATCTGTTAATTTTTTACTTATTGAACCTTTGTTTGAAAGCATCTGCCATACCTGATACATCATATCCTAATGTTGGTTTAGTTTCTTCTTTCTTAGCTTCAGTTACCATTGCAACTTTTTCTAATTCCACTTTAGTGTCTCTTAAGTCTCTAGTTTGCCAGAAATTAGCAACTTGATATTCTGTGTTCAATGTGTGGTATTTAGATTGTGCGATGATATTATTTTGTTTAGATTCAGATAGATTAGCCCATGCTTCTTTATATTCAGAAGGCATAAGAGCAATGAATGTAGGTTGTGCTCCTGCACTTTCAACAATAAGTTGTGCTTCATTCATTACTGACATAATTTCTGATTCTGTCATAAATCCTCTTTTAGAAACGATTCCTCTAACATCTGTTTTAGCAGATTCTGATAATTCGTTATATTTATTTCTAGTTGCAGATGATACTACTTTAAAGAATGAAGGATTTTCATTTTCTTTTTTAGTTGCATTTTCTACTAGTGCGTCTAATTTAGAAGAGATATCTGCTTTATAAGCTTCTAATGGATCGTGTGCTCCATCTTCACCTTCAGCTTCTTCTTCACCTTCACCAGCATCAGCTTCTTCAGTTTCATCTTCGATTTCAGAATCTGATGTTACAGCATCGTCAGCGTCTTCGTCACCTTCTTTAGCAACTTCTTCACCTCCAACGTCGCCTTCTTCTGAATTATCTCCAGCTTCAACTTCTTCGTCTTCAATTTCTTCAACTTCTTTTCCAGCTTCATCGCTATCTGCAGCAACTGCACCTTCTTCTGAATTATCACCGATGTTTTCTATTTCGTCTGTGTCTTCAGCTTCGTCTTTATCTTTTGCAGGATCTTCTTCTTCAGTAACTTCTTCAGTCTCTTCAGTAACTTCTTCGTTATCTTCGCCTGCTTCTTTTGCAACTTCTTCACCTTCAACGTTATCAGCTGCTTCTACATCTTCTTCTTTATCTTCTTCTGCTTCAACATTAACTTCAACTTCTTCAACAGTTTCGTTTAAAGATTCAGCAATGTATTCTGCGTATTCAGAGACAGATTGTAAGTTTTCTTTTAAGTATTCAACGTATTCTAATAAAGTGTTGTTTGATTCAGCACCTTCGTTATGTGCTTCTGCTAAATAATTAGCGAAATCTTTAACTTTAGATACTGATTCTGCTAAATGCTCAGTATAAGAAATACCTTGATCTAGTTTTTCAGCAATACTTTCTGAATAAGAAATAGATTGATCTGTTTTTTCAGCTACATGTTCAGTATACTGAATAGAACCATCTAATTGTTCAGCAATATACCCTACATATTCTGTTAAATCATTAACTGATTCTACAATGTGGTTATTGTGTTGTGTTAGATTTTCTACTGTGTTTTCGCCTGAAGCTGCTTCGTCTTTAGCTTCAATAGACTCTTTTAGTGTCTTGATCTCATTCGCTAAATACTCAGAGTACTTATTGAAATCCTCAGATTTTACAAATTCTGCCATGTTTTTATTTTCTTTTATTTGTGTGTTTGTAGTTTTATTTTCAGTTAAATTAGCTTCACCAACTTCATATATATAAAGTCCTGTGTCGTTTGAAAAACCATAAGATTCATTAACTCTCTTTAACTCTGCGTTTTCAAAACCAGGGTCAGCTACTAAATCGTATGTAAACAATTGCTTAATTTTTACTTGTCCATTAGATTCAACTGCACCTGCAGCTCTAGATGAAATCTGTAAAGGTACACCAGCGTCTACTAAGGCTTTAGCTTGACGACCAGCATCTGTATCTAATAATTTAATACGTCCTCTGACTTCTTTAGAATCTTTGTCATAAGTTAATTCTTCAATAATGTGAGATACATTCTTTAAAGAAATATCAAATTGTGCAGGGTGATCTAATTCACCCAGTAATTTACTAGCTCCGATTTTTTGTTGTAATGCTTCTATTTGAGGAACATATTCGGATTCTGTGTAAATACGGTTGTTTTTATTTTTTTGATCAATTTGACCAAAAACACCTTCCAGAATGTAGTCTTTATTATCCGATGGAGTAACACTCAATGCAGATGACGACATCTCGACGATCAATAAATCGTTATTATTATTCATAATATTTTATTTTTGTATTTTTAATATATATCATACTTTATTATTGAAATATCTTATTACATTCCAGCAAGCGGGTCATCGCTGTCTTCTTCACCACCTTCTTCTTCCTTTTCAGCTTCCTTTTCAGCTTCAGCTTCTTCTGCCGATTTATCTAAATAATAGCCTACTAGAATATCCATTTCACCTTCTGCAAAAGCAGCTTCGCTATATGTTTCATAAAAATACTCCTTAAATTCTTCATCAGTTAAAGCTGCTGTAATAGCTCCTAGAATTTCAGCAGATTTAATTTCAGGACCAGAATCTAACTTTAGATCGTCGATTATGACTTTAGAATCTTCCCCAGCTCTAAGAGCATCTTCAGATATGAAGTCATTAAATGTTTTGATAATTTTCATGTTTTATATATCTTTTTTAATCATTGTTTTACATTGCGAATGGATCTTCAGCCTCTGGTTCTTCAGCCGACTTCTTTGCCAGTTTAGATTTAAAGGCTTCATTTGCTCTAATTTCATCATCACTTAGTTTAAGATACTTTTTAACTAAGTATTCTTGATCGAAATAGTATTCTTCTTCCATAGTCTCTTGATTGGTTGTCATTAACGAATCTCTCATAGTACCAATAAAGTCTAATCGTTTTTCCATTAATTCCATGTCTTTTAATTCCGAGAACACATTCTCTTCATTAAACCTTAAAGCTACTTGTGATTTAAACTGAGGATCATTTGTAAACTCAGGATATTTTAAACACATTTGAATAAATAAAGGCTTAGATAAAATTTCCATGAATATAGATCTCAATCGTTTGATAAACTTACCAAACTTGATCTCATCCCTAATCATACCATCAGCAGCTAAGTTGAAATCTCCACCTCCATCTTCATATAAGAATCTTGAGTAAGGAATTTTAGAAACATGTTTTAATTTATCTGAGAAGTATTTAAGTGCTTCTGTATCTGAAAGATCTGGTCCTTCACTATTTAATGTTTCTATTTCTGGTGAATCACCATCTTTAGAAGGTAACCAATATTCTTTACTAAATTGTAGCATTGGTTTACCGTCTGTGGCTAAAGTACCTGATTCCCAATCGAAATCTACAGATTCCTTATAAGAATTCATTAACTGTGCCAAAGATTGTTTAGCTCTAGTTTTAGATTTACCACCTACAGGAATTACAAACTTCATTCTAAATGAAGCATTAGTTACTGCCCAGATTACTCTGGTATGTTCCATAATTCTTAACAAGTTGAATGCTCTTGTTAATCTCTCTATATATGAAACTCTAGATGCAGTAGTTATAGATGAATAAGAAATGTATATAACTTGTGAATCATATAATTTTCTTTCTTTTACTGGATCATCTTTATATTGTACCCAAACTTTTTTACCATCATCGTGATTGTAACCTGGAATAAGAGTAATAGGATCTAATTCTTTAAAACCTATAATTTCTTTTTGGTCAGGGGAATAAATTATTTCAAAAGCAAGATATCCATCAATAAGAAATTTTCTAAAGAAGTACCATGCAGATTGATCAGAATTAAAACCAAAATAGTGATAAATTTGTCTGAAATATTTGTTAAGATCTTTATCAACATCATCTGATATATCAATACCTAAAATTTCAGGGTAACAGAAAAAGTTTTTTTCATCATACACTATTGTTTCATCACAAAGAATATCTAAAATATCTTCTACTTCATCGTTTAATGAAAACTTTCTAAGTTCTTCTCTTTTACCTTCATATGATTGATCAAAGAACGGAATATTAGATCTTAGGTTAGTGTCTGTCATAGACATTGCTGCAAATGCACCATAGATGTCGTCGTTGTCAACACCAAATGGATTCATTTGACCATAACCAATTTCTGCTTCCATTGGTCCAATTGCTTGTGATTGTCTTAAGACTAAATCATCATATCGCATACCGAACGAGGATAAAGACTTTAATGCATTTGATATGCTAAAAGGCTTTGATCCATTACTCAATGGTCCGTTTCTATCGTTAAATCCTGCCATATTACTATATTATTATGTTCTGTTTATATATCTTTTCTTTTTCCGCGTGTTTTAAGGTGTTCCCTAAACGCACGCTTTACTTCGTTAATTCCAATACCATATAAGTCATCAAAGTCGCATAGCGCTATTTTTGCCCAACTTTCATAAGAAACTACCTTTTGATTCTTTTTTAGTTGTGGAATATATTGTCTAACTGCAAAATCAAAACCAAATTGTTTTAAAAATTTTACAGCATCTTTATAAATTAGGTTTATTTGACCTTGTGTCATTGCATTGTCTTTTGATGCCCTTCCAGATTTTGATTTAATCTGCCCTTCCATTCTGTCATAGATCATATCTAATAGATCTTCTTTCATTTGTACTGGTAATAAGTTTAAATTAATACCAACGTCTGTTCCGCTTTCATGTGGATCCAGTGCTAATACTACTGGATTTCTATCCCACCACGGTAGAGTTTTAATATTTTTAGGTTTATCATATCTAAATACATGGATCATACCCGTTTTAAATGGTTTACTATATTTGGCAACAGAATTGTCTCTAACAGATTTGGATGCTTTTTCAAACCATTCTTCAGCACCTCTTCGTGCTTTAGTTTTACTACCAGCTTCTTTACTTAAATCCTTAATGTCCTTTTTTATTTTACCCATTATTTCAGAGATTTTTCAGTCAACACAATAAACCTCCAACCCCTGTTGTCAGCCCATGCTTGTGCATATTTATATTTATCTCTATTTTTTATATACTGCTCTGCCAAAAACTTATATGACTTCAATGCCTTTTGGCTATTCTTTTTAGGAGGAGATGGCTTTGTAATCTGTGCTTCTGGTTTTATTTCAACCAAAAATTCTTTATACGTTTCCACACCCTCATCAATACTTCTAGTTTTCATGTAGAAATCTGGATAATACTTATGTTCTCTTTTATCAAAAGACCAAATATACTTAATCTCTACTGGCTCACTTGACCATTTAATAACGTCTTCTCTTGTGTCACACATAATCATAAACTTTCTTTCCCATGATGATCTATAAATAATAGGGATTGGGCCAATATACTTTTCTGGATTTTTTGGATTAAAATATCCTTGTATAAAGCCTGAATTATTAGTAGGTTTAAGATTTTTTATTGACATTTATATGTTAAACATTCCGCCGTTTTCACTATCACCTCCTGTAGAGATTCGATCAATCGATAACGTGCCTTTATATTTCTGTGGATGAATTTTATTCCATCCTTTTGCATATCCTCTTTTTGCTATTTCTGTAAAATACGCAAATGCGTTTGGATATTTTGGATTAAAATTTCTCCAATATTTTAAAAGATCTAATAGAGCAAACTGTAAACAATCGTTACGATCATCTGAATTAACATAGTTTAATTTGTTAATAGTTCTTTCTGCTAATAACACTAACATTTTTTCTGCAGTTGGTGTTAATTTGTCTAATTCTTTTGACTTTACAAGTTCGTTATAAAGATCTTTGTTATTTAAATAATTTTTCTTTCTTGCCATTGTTGTTAGATGTATTTAAACTTATACGAAAAAAAGCCCAATTGTTTCCAAATGGGCTTTAAAATAAAATAGTGTAATATTTTAAATAGAATCTTCAGCAGATAACTGAAGCTTGTTTTTCTCTATTCTTAATGGATCGTCGTTTACGAATACTGTTAATATGTCTGTTTTTCCTTGTCCAGCCCATTCTAATGCATCTACTTTTACAATGGTACCCTTAGGGAATTCGTCTGATTCATATTTAGTAGAGGCGTCAATATAACCATCATCTTTAGTAAGAATATCTTCATTTCCTATATTATCTAGTTCTTCAGAAATTCTTTTGATTTCAGAGTTTAGTAATTGATCAGCTGCCTTGATGTCTGGTAAATTTCTATTAGCTTCAGCTAATCTACCTTTTTGATCTTTTAAAAATGCAATCATTTCATGCATTAATAACATCTTCTCGTTTTTAGCTGCTCTTCTAGATTTATAAGATTCTAAAATATCTTCAACCATTGGCGTGATATCTGCACCTGTTTGTTCAGCAACATATTCGATGGCTGCGTCTGCAAGTAATTTAGTAAATTTATCTATTTTGGTAGATTCGTTATATTTGTATATGAACATATTATTTTCTGCTCTCATTGCCAATACATTAACGTCTCCGTCTTTTGATTCAGAAATAAATTCTAAAAGTCCATAATGTTTATAGTTCTTAGAAGCAAATTCGAATAAATCAATCAATGCTTTATCTTCATATCTAATATATGCAGATGCAAACATAGATTCTGATAAAGGAAGTGAAGTAGAAACTGCTAATTCTATATTACCAGTGTAAAATTTGTTTTCTTCTACCTTATATGATACTTCAATAGTAATTGAATTCTTAAGTAAATCGGTTCTAGATGATTCTAAAACTGCTAATTCATTTTTAAGCTCATCTACTATAATTGAATTATTACTAGCTTTATTTGAATTTTTAAGACTACTATTTAAAAAATCAATTTTTTCATTCAATGCTACAAGTGAGTTAAAGTTCTTTACTGAAGATTCTTCAATTTTAGAAATAGATTTCTTATTATTATAATCATAGTAAAAAGAAACGCCTTCGTTTGTTATTGAAAAAAGTTCATTTGCTTTAACTAATGATTTAAAATCCTCAGAAACATTACTAAATTTTTCTATATGACTTCCTGTCATTTTGAAATTTTGACCAGCTGCATGAAACACAAAACCTTGTTTTGCTTCAACAAATGGGGAAATAATTCCGTTGTTTAAATTTGTCATTTGTATTATTTAATTTTTAATATATATCTTTAATTTATTCTTTGAATGGTAGATCTGTCGACGAGACGTCAAAATCATCACCAAAAAGAGGTTTATCTTTTTCCATAACATCATTTGAAAACTCTTGAGAATTACCAATTTTAAACATTCTATTTGAGTTCTTTCTTCTTTTAGAAGTTCTTACTAAATGTGAATTCTTAGTTATTAATTTACCCATATCTGAGTCATCTACTATGAAATCATCTCCTTTTGGAGATTCTTTTTGTATCCATGATTGTGTTTCTGAATCCCACATCCATATTGAACCTGAAGTGTCTGTGTATTGTACAGGTTGTGGCATATCACCCTCATAATCACTATATAATATTGCAGGATCTAATGCTACGCCATTTGGATCTCCGTAATTACCAGTAACACCTAAAGGATAAACAGATCTTGTAAATTTAGTGTAGATATCATCTTCAAAATCAAATGAAGGTATAAATGTGTTGATCTCTAAACTAAATGTAATTTTATGATTTTCTTTATCATCAAATCCATATTCAATTGGACGTTCTTGTGTGTAATCGTCTGGCATCATGTATTCTGAAGAAATTCTATACATACCATCTTCAAGGTGACCTGCATCTACATGGAAAAAGTTTGCCTTATACATGTTTTTAATAATAGATTCTGTGACCTTAAACATATCCAATTGACTAGAAACTAATATTTCAATATCTACGCCAATTACACATGGAATAATTTCAAATTCAGCTACATAACCTTCCATTAAACCTTGATTATTCATCATGGTATAATTACCTAAATTTCTTTTATTTACTAATTTACCAGGATCAACAGAAAATGAAGTTAGATTTACTATACCTCTTGGCACTTTGTCATAATTACCATTTGCATATTGACCATCTGGATCACAGCCTTCTCCGTTTACATTTGAAAATAAGAAATTATCTTTAACGAAGTTTTCATCACCTGATACTGCGTAAAAAAATGGCACATCAATTATAGCTCTCTCTTCATTAGAGATTTGTCTCCAAAAACTAAGCTTGCTATTAAGATCAGCTAATAGACCAATTATGATGTGTCTAATAACTGAATCGTCTTTGTTATACTTAAGATTATATGTTGCCATCTATTTCTTTATTTTATTTATATATCTTACTCTATAGTATCTATGGTGAACTTAGAGAACCCGTTCTCTCTATAGATCTGTAGCTTCTTGTCGAATATTTCATGTGGAAGCACAGAGTGATTGATAACAAATGTATTTATCTTGTTTTCTTTGATCACTTGATTTAATATCTTCAATATGTTATAAACACCGTCATGGTCAACTGAAGATAACAATTCATCTAAGAATAATAAGTTTAATTGTGGAAATCTTAATTTTAATATTTTGATAATAGCGATGATGATAATAAAATCTGCCTTCTTGCGCTCACCTGTTGAAAGCGTCATTGGATTAATATCTTCACCTAAATGATTAATAATACAATTAAACTTCTCATCAAATCTAATATGGAATTGTAAGTGCATTGTTTGCGCCATTGCTGCAATATTAGTATTAAGTCCCGGTAAAATGGTTTTAACTGCTAAATTCTTTACACCATCTTCACCTAAAACCTGTTCTACAATTTCCATAAAATTATAATCAGCATTTAAATTATCTTTGCTTGTAGATTTAACACTTTCTTTTTTCTCAAAATCCTTTATTAAATTTTTAAGATGTTCAAATTGAGAATCATCAGGCGTTTCTTTTATTTTAAGAAGTTCTGATTTAAAAGATTTCATACTATATTTGATATCTGATGTTTTACTTTCTATATCACCTTTTTCGCTTCTTAATTTTGAAATATTAGATTTTATAGAATCTAATGCCTCCTTGAGTGATTTAATACTCAATGTGTCTTCTTCTATTTTAGTACAAAAGTGTTCTTTTTGTTCTAAATGCCATTCACTATCTAACTGTGTTTCACATGTAGGACATTTTTTACTTTCATATAACTTTACTTTCTTTTTAAGATATTCTATTTCATGTTTTAAAGAAGATGCATCAGTTCTTTTAGATTCATATTCTTCTGCGTTTTCTGTGAGTTTTGTATCAATATGTTGTTTATTGACATTTAATTCTTTTACACTTTCATTTAGTTCTACTAAATTAGATTTTAATTCGTCTATTTTAGAATTGTTTTTTTGCTGTGATTCTTCTAATAAAGTATTAAGTTTACCCTTAACCGAGGCAATAGAGTCAAGTATTTGATTTAATTCACTCTCATAAGAATCAATGTCCATTTTTATATTTCGTCTTTCAGTTTTAATTGACATTTGCATATCGTTTAAAATGGAGAAACCAAACATCTTGTCAATGATTTGTTTTTTATCTTGATTGGACATTGTTAAAAATGATTTAAAATCATTTACAGACAATATGATTATGTTTTTAAATACATGATATGGTATTCCAAATATTTCTTCTTCTAAATAATCTTGTACAGATTTTTTACCTGCTTTATCAAACTCAACTCCATTTAGTTTTACACTAAACTTATTAGGTAGTAAACCTCTTTCTATTTCTACATCAATTGGCCCACATGTTAAACCTATTTTAACATGCAGTTCTTTATTAATTCTATTTGGCAAATCTGAAAGTTTTACACCTTCAACTCTACCATAAAGTGCATATATAATTGCATTTGCGATAGTTGTTTTACCATCACCATTTTTACCAAGTGTTAGGAATAACTTTGATTGTTCTGGATCAAACTCAATTCTTTGTAGTTGATTACCATAAGAAGCGAAGTTTTTAAATTCTATAAAATTTATTCTCATATTTCTCCACCGTTATTATATGCACATTGAGTGTACAATATTTTTAGTTTTTCTTTTAACTTTCCTTTGGTTTCATCATCATCATTTAAACCATCAACATACATGTTACATAAATTTAGTATGTTATAATTTTTATACATTTCTTCTACATCTTCCATGTCATAAAAATCTTTATCAATGTAGTTTTCTTCTTGATAAATATTTGGTTCTAATTTTCTACTAATATTTTGTATTTTGTTGATTAATTGGCTTAACGCATTTGTTGTAGCTATATTAGAAGGTACAAATAAATCTACAAAATTATTTCTTATTTGATTTTTAAATTGACCTAATGGAATATCATATAGTTGTATAATATTGTATTTCATAAATTTGGGTGAAACCTCATTTGGGAAAAATGTTTCTGACATATCTTTTAGATCTACTAAATCAAAGCCCTTTGTATTATTAGCATCTGATCTTGTTAATTGATATGGAGTTCCAACCATTAATAATTTACCACGCTCTTGTCTAAAATGAATATGTCCACTATAAACTCTTGTATACTTGTCATAAATATTAGAGTCAGTTCCGTGTTCATTCTTAACTTTAGCGTTAAGGTAAATACCTCTAACTTCAGAGTGACAATATACAATATCTGCCGTAGGGTATTCTGCTAATGTTTCTGTTTCATGTTCTGAATCTCTTCTCCATGGCATCATTAAGATTTTCTTGCCAGACCAATTCAATAACTCGGGTTCTTTATAAATCTGAACATTTGGAATCCATTTTAAACTATCAATAGAAGTGACTTCATTTGAATTCTTGGCCCATATATCATGATTACCACATATGATATGAACTGGTAAAATCTCACCAAGTCTTTCAAAAAGGTTTACAGCGTAGTTTAATACCCTGATATTAATACTTTGTCTATTATCAAAGGTATCACCAACTTGCACTAAAACATCACCAGGTTGTACATGTTTCTTTAGTGTTGGAATAAATACTTCTTCGAAGAATTGTTTTTGTATGTCTAACCATTCTATAGAATTAGCTCTAACACCAAAATGTAAATCTCCCAGCACCCATACACGATTGGCACCTTTTTTTAAGATACTTGGTTCAATCATTTTAAAAAAGTTTCATTATATTCTTTTGCTTCAATATACCTGTGCGCAAATCTAATTCTTGAATTAAATCTTCTTTGTATACATTAGAAAGAGAACTGTAAAATTTTGTAGGATTAATATCGAAATATACACATAATTCACTAAAGATATCTATGCGGCTATTTTTAGCTGCCATTTCATCTATGATATATCCGTATATACTATTAATGTCTGCCTTTTTAAGAGTTGTACATTTACCCAACTCATCTACTTTATTAAAAACTTTAAATCTAGAAAGTTCAATTAATCTGTGTATTTCTCTGGCTATTAATTCAAAGTGAATTTTATCTTCTTCGTCTTTATTGTCTTTTACGTTAGGATCTAATTCAAAATTAATGTTACCGAATTCTGTATCAGGTGATTCAAAATTATTATTAAAAATTTTATCGTTTTTTGCCATAATTATATGCTATGTAAGTTTGAGTTAGTAGTTTCTTCTGTTTCGATTAACCTCATGTAATTCCAATTAATGTTTAATTTACATTTAGTTCCTTTACCTTCACCGTCTCTGATTTTTAAAACTTTCAACCAATATTCGGAATTAGCTCTCATTAAATCATCTTGAATAATACCTAACATAACATCAGCTGTGTGTGAAAGACCCGCAGATTCTGCAATGTCTGTCATGCCTATGTCAGATGAATTGTATCCATTTCTAGTAATTTGTGTTGCTGTTACAATTAACCAATTATTACGAATACCCATTGCTCTAAGATCTTCAGCAATTTGCTTGATCTTCATGTAAGTGTTTTCTGTATTTTGATTTCTGTAATTAGCAAGAATGTTAATATAGTCAATAACGACTGCACCAACTTTTATTTGTTTTTCTTCTTCTATTTGATTAACATAAGCTTCAATATCTAATACTGTTGCTTGTGATGTTGGAAATTGTTTAACGAATAGTGAACCAGGTGGAGTAAAGCCATCACCTACAGTTTCTAATCTACGCTTAACGTGTTCTTTGTTTTTAGCTTTATCTGCATAGTCATTAATATCTATTGTTAATAGATTTGAACCTATACGTTTTACAAATTTATGTGCTGCCATTTCCGCAGTAACTACTACGGTGTTTGTTCCCATTTTAACAAAATTGGCTGCATCATTTGCTAAGTATATTGATTTACCAATATTTTGTTCACCTGCATATACAATTAAATTACCTCCTTTGTCATAACCACCACCTAACATTCTATCTAAAAAGTTATAGCCAGTGGATACTTTCTCTGTATCTTTTTGATCATGCGAATCTACTTCAAAGAAATCAAGACCTAAATCAGAATTAAATGATAAATTATTTCTATCATTAATAAGACCCTTTACTTTAGTAACTATGCTATCTACATTCTCAGGTGTCACCTGAGTAGTTTTAATAAATTCGATAGTATCTATTAGAGAAGTGTCAAAAGTTCTCCATTTAATCCATGATTCAGCGGTAGTTGTTACCCACTCTTCGTCGTATTGATCTAAATCAACATCAAATACTAGATTTAAAATATCTTCTGTGATTTTTTCTTTTGCTTTTTCACTTCTTTGAACTAACATAACTAATTGATCCTTAGTTGGAGTTTCATTAAATCTTTCAAAGAATTTATTAGATAACTGACTTAGAATATCAATTTCTTGTGATGTGTAAAATCCTGTTTTGATGCTTTTTAGATACTTAGTTTTAACTAAAGATAATCTAAAGAATATTTTTTCAAAGTCTTGTCCGAATTGCATATATTGTTTATTACTTTATCCTTCTATGGACATATTGTTATTTTGTTTCCCTAATGGTAATGTTAACCATAAATTAATAGCGATGGCCTTTCTAGTGCCTTTAGTTACTGGTCTAATTGAATGCACATATTTACCTGCATCAAAAATTACTAATCTATTTGGTTTAGCATACACTACCTCTGGTTCCTTATCTTCACCTTCACTGTAAATTTCTAACATACCACCTTCAAACTCTGATTGTTCTGGATAATATACAGTTCCCATTGAAGGCGTTACTATTTTTCCTGTTAATTCAAAAAGTTCTTCGTCTTTATCGAAATGACCTCCTAAATTATTTTCAAATCCCATATTTGGATCTGCCGTTTGTATACCTGTCCAATATTCAAAACCTCTAATTGCTATAGCTTCACTAAGTGGACAATTATCTGCCCAAATGTGTTCTATTAATCTGTGTTTTAGTGACTTAGCTTCACCGTTCCACCAACCGTCCCACCAGTAATAAACACCAGGATCTGAAAAGAAATTTATATCATTTGATATATCTCTTAACAAATCTTGGTCTTTAATGAAATTATCTATTACTACTATCATTCGAATGGATTAGTTTTGATTTTCCAAGATTCTTTACCTTCTGAGGTATTTAATTCTTCTACCAAATCCAATTCCATTAACTCATTAATAGATTTTAATAAATGATTTTCTTCTGTTTCTGGAAACCTATATGTTTTTAAAGCATGTAAAGTAAAGTTACCCTTATGTCTGTCGGGCATTCTGACACATAATTTAATTTCAGCTAATAATATATCAAATGCACTTGGATAATTTGGTAAGTCCTTTTCAATACCTAATACGTATTTTATAGGCAACTTATCCTCATTAATCTGCATCTGTTTCTAGTATTTCTTCTAAATCAATTTCTCTTTCTTCAGTATTATAATTAAATACATGTTTAATTCTAGCTTCAATTTTCTCAAGTACTTCTTGTGTAAATACTTTATCTGTGAAGAATTCTTTATTAGGCACAGTGTGGTCCAAGTGTTTACATATCCAATTTCTTGAAGTTGCTTTAGGAACCTTCTCGCCTTTTTCAATAATACCTTTAGTAATACCAATATCTTCCCAATCAATATATTGTTCTAGTCCGACATATGCATTCATACCTTCTGTGAAGTGTAAATGAAATTTAATATTAGTTGGTTTTGCAAAACGATTCTTATTAGGTTTAGCTGTTACAATAATACCGGCTTTATCTCCACTAGATTCTTTAAGTTGTGCTTTTCCTAAATATAAAACAATTGATGCTGCATATTCTGGTCCAGTTCCACCACCTGCGACTTGTCTTGAAATAAAGTCTTGTGTTTGATATGTATGGTTAGTAAAAATAAAAGGTATTTTAAGATCTGCTAGTGGTGTCATGATAATTCTAAAAATAGACTTTAGAACTTTAGATCTTGTCATATCTGCTTTCTCAGATCCTGATCTTGCATCGTCAATTTCTTTTTGTGTTGCCAAGTTACCTGCAGAATCAAGAATCATCATGATCTTTGGTGTTTTTCCACCATTACGTTTTACTTCTTGCATTTTGCTAGTAAGTGTAGTAACTGATGTTCTAAATTCTTGAACAGTATTAATAGGTTGGTAATTAACTTTCGTTACATCAATTCCAAACTTTTCCATTTGATCTTTATCAACTGCTGCTTCAGAATCAAAATAAATTACATTGTAACCCATTTCAATTGCCTTTCTAACAGAGTTTAATACTAAGAATGTTTTACCTGTACCTGATGGTCCAGCTATTGAGCATGTTCTACTGTTAGGCCATCCACCAAATAGTGAACCACTAACACATGCGTTTAAATGATAATTACCAGTGTCGATCCACTCTGTAACTTCACTAAATGTAGAATCTGCCATAATTGATCCCATTGGATTCAACTGCTTTAATTCAGAATTTATATCGTCAAAACTAAAATCTTTCTTTGCCATTTGTTATTGTATTTTTATATTATACTACAAACTAATCGTTTGTTTCTTCTGTGTTATTTTCTGGAAACATCAACTGCTCTTCTCTTCTAAGTCTATTTAATTCAGTAAGAGCTTCAGCCGCTTCGTCCTTAAGTTTATCAATTTTTAATTGAATACCATTTATTCTATTAAGAATCACATTATATGCATCAACATATTCTTGTTGTTTTGGAGTTAACTTAATGTCCATATATTAATTATTTGGAAATTGTATTTCTAATTGATTTGGATCTTTTTGATTTGATTCTTCAATTTTCCAATCTAAATGTCTAACTGCGCTTCCTAATTCCATATCGTTAGGATATTGCTTTATTAGGCTTTTAATTGTTTCGTAAAATGTTGGTGTATTCATAATAATGTTTTTTAAAATAATGCCGAAGCATATATTAGATTAGTATCTAGTGTTTGTAAACCTATTGCCGTGAGTACTCTATTCAGAGGATCAATCATTGCCTTTTCAAATTGAGTATCGTAATCTACTTTAGGTGCTATTTCATAAGGATGTTCATTTGGCATAAAAGCATATACTTCACTGATAGTTCCTATACAGTTGTATATTTTAAGTTTTTCACCATTAGCAATAAGTTTATATTTATTTTTATATTTTTTATTGTTATTTAAAATATAATTGTAATATCCTGCAGCTTTTACATTAGCTGGACACTTTAAACCTATTTGTAATTCTTCTTGATCATCGATGATATATTTGTCAATATTATTAGTTCTTTTATTAAACGCGATATCGTCAATGTCTGCTAATTTAAATTCTTTCTTACATTGCTTCATAAACTCAACAAGTTGTTGTAATTCTTTTGCTGATGGTTGAATCTCTGATGAGAATAAAATTCTAAGTGCTTCTACTAATTTCTCTCTGGCAAACTTAGGAGTTGAAGACTGAATTGTATCAAATCCAATAGTTTTTACCTTTTTTAATGAAGGATGGCGTTCAGTTACTTCTAGTTTATCATCCCATGCTAGATTTTGAATGTATTTCTTTTTAGACATCCAAATACCATTATACGCTAATGATTCTAATTCAAAGAATAAGAAATTATCTGTGTTTCTTTTCTCTGCGTATTTTTCCATGGTTTTAGATATGTAATCTTTTAATCTAAATGCATAAAACGCTAAAATAAATTCATCAATTGGTAATTTTTTATCTTCGTCTGGCCAAATTATAGATTCATATAAATCTTGAAACTGTACATAACATGAATCGGTATCAATATAAATTACTGCGGGTTTTTCAATTTTACCCTTTACTTTGATGTTGAATTTATCATGTACTGCAGTATCTTTGTGCCAAAAATCATTAACGTATTTGTTAAGAATTGTTTCGGAATAAAGAATTGCATTCTTACCTTGTTTAGTAATTGATTCAGCAATGTCAAGATTAAAAAAGTGGAACCATTTATTACCAAATGCTCCATAAATAGAGTTAAGAGTTAACTTAACAGCTTGCTCATACGCTGTGAATTTGGCAGACAGCTGCTTGTAGTGGTCTACAAGCAGCTTTGCCTCATCATCTGTAAGTTGTTCAATTGATTTTTGTTCTAACTCTTCTATTGTCATTTATTATGCAGTTTGGCAAGTTGAGATTGTCAATAAAGTTTCTGAATCGTTTGATTCAAATACAACCTTCGAGTCTGACACATATACCGTTTGCTCTTCTTTGTCTAATAAATTTAAATACTTTTTGTAAACAGTAACGTTACCATTTCCGCTTGTATCAGGTGTAAGAACTACGTTAAATGATTTTCCATTTACATTGATTCCTTGCACATCTGAATTGATACCGAATGTTTCATCTTTATCAAGTGAGAATAGGTTTTTAACTTTACCAATAGAATGTGTATCAAGTGTAAAATCAAATTTAGAATCCGATCTTGCAAAGATTGCATCACGTTGATCTTGTGAAAGATCTTTAAATCCTAATGAAGGCTCTGAACAAGAAAGTGTAATTTCTAATTCGTCATTGAATATACGTAATGTAGATGCAACGAATTCTTCATCGTTTTCAATAAATTCCAATTCACCTTTAATTGCGTCATGATCAAAATGCTTAATTGCTTCAATAACTTTGTTACCTTCAAAGAATGCAATTTTCATTTCTTTATCAGTGTCTGGCCATTCACTTACTTGAAAGATTTTATCTGCTGCGATAGAGTGGTGCTTTACGGCATCTCTTTGTGGTAGATAAACAGTTGAGTGGATTTGTCCCTCTTTAATTTTCATATAAATGAAAGAGTCGATAAGTTTAACACGATTGATAAACTCTGTTAGTGCATGTTGGTCAATGCGATCAATTTTTAATTTCATAATTTGTTATTTTTAGATAATGATATTTGAATATTATACCGAGTTATTTGAAATAGTTTCAATAATTAATGAACAAAAAAAGGGCAGAGATAGTAGCGAAACTTCTCTGCCCAACCCGTTAACTAAAACGGTCCTAAAATGTGGTCTTGTTTCATACCACCGGAATTTTTAACCTTCACATGAAGCACATTCTAAAATATTTCTAGAAAATGATTGTGCTGAACTCTGACTAAATTGATAGTATAGTGTTTTAACACCAGATTCATGTGCATTTAAATAAAGTTTATTAATGTCTTTTGCGGATACTGAAGGGTGGATCATTAAATTTAAAGATTGTGATTGATCAATAAATTCCTGTCTTTGTCCTGCTTGTAAAATCAATTCACTTGGAGAAATTTCAATAAAAGATTTAAATACTTCTTTAGTTGGGAAATCCAAATGTTGTACACTACCATCCTTTTTTAGAATTTCGTCCCATATCGCTGGTGTATTTAATCCATACTTTTCTAAATCTTCTTCTAAAAATGGGTTTTTATAGATAGTTTTTGATTTAGCTAAATCTTTAATAAAATAATTAGATTTAATTGGTTCAATACCCATACTTACTGCTCCATGAATAAATGAACTTGATTTAGTCGGTGCAATTGCAATTAATGTTGTATTAGCAAATCCATTTCTTAATGATTTATATCCTTTTTCGTCATGTAACCACTTAGATGCTTCTTCTGTTCTTTCTTTAAGAGTTTTAAATATTTGGTGATTTAATTGTTTTGCCTCTAATGATTCAAATGCAACTCTTTTAGATTGAAAATAAGAATGATATCCTAAAACGCCAACTCCAAGTGCTCTGTGTTGTTCAGCAAATCTATGAGCTCTTGCCATTCCTGGTAAATTATATGATTTTTTTACAAATTCATCCATTACTGCATTTA